GGACTTCTTCGGTGCAATTTTCAACGTAAATTTCGACGGATGGTTTGACTTTCGCAAGAAGGTCGATGCGGTGTTGACGGTTAACACAATACCAATTGCAAGTGGTCACATTCAAGTAAAGAAGTTGTACTGGCAAAGCGGTAAGTTGTTCGAATTTGAGGTGGTATTCTTTGGTGAAGTTCCAAACCTTGCAAGATTACTAAATGAAAAGAAACTTAAAGATATTGAATCGATTGTCGCGGGTGATTTGGACTACGATTTACTTCATGCGAATGTTGAAACACCACCTAACGAACACACGATATTAACCCTATGCGATAAGTGGAACTTGACAACATATAATCCAGAAGGACAACCAATTTATTGGATTCCTGCTTTAGATTTCTTAATTAACGATTCTACACCTCTTTACGTTGGTCACTTAACTCCTGCGGTGAAGGCACAATACTTGTTCGACCAAATAATGAGCGACGCAGGTTTGCAGTATTCGAGTGACAATCTTTCTGGGTGTTTAGACAATGTTTACGTTCCTTTTGTGAATGGTCAGTATTTGAATAGTTCGTTGGGATTAAATGATATTGCGAGTACGTTAGCTTATGCAACAGACCAAACCTTTACATTCACACCAACAAATAATATTAAAAATTTCTATTTACCATTAACCGAATACGAAGACGCGGGAAATGATTGGAGCGGTGGAATTTATACCGCACCTTTTAGCGGTCAATTTACTTTTAAGGTTTGGGCAAATGCAACGGCGACTTCTTCTGGAAGTAATTACGTTACTGAATTAGCTGGTAACATTTACTTTTTTGTAAATGATATTCTTGTTGAAGAATCTTTTTTTAATTTCACGGACAATACGAATGTGTATTCACATACCTTCAATTTAGATAGAACAATAACAACTAATTTAAATGAAGGCGATACTCTTAAAATAAAATTTAATTGTAGTGATGCTCTTGGTGTAAGTACGTTTGACATAACTTTTGAAGGCAACGGAGCAAATGATTACACGGGAACGGGTGTTGAACTTGTAAGCGTTGGAACGGCATTGACAGGTGACACAGTTGTAATGGAGTTTAACGCTCCAGATATGAAGCAAATTGATTTTATCACATCAATTCAAAAGATGTTCAACCTTGTCTTCGTAGCTGATAAGACATTGCCAAACACGCTTCGAATAGAACCAATGGTTGAGTACATAGCAAGTGGTAACACGCTCGATTGGTCGCAGAAACTTGACTTGTCGAAAGACATTATGTACTCTCCAACGACCGACCTTCAGAAGGCGAAGTTCTCTTTCACATATGCGAGTGATTCAGACTTTTACAATTCAGTATACACCGACAACGGACGCACATACGGACGTTATGAAGTAACCGAATCAGACTTCGAAGTAATTAATGAGTTCGCAACAGGCGAAGAGAAGGTTGAGTTAGCGTTTGCATCTACACCTTCAGCACCTGTCGAAAACACCGATGTAGTTGTTCCGCGATTCATCAACGCTGAAGGGCAATTTGTTCAACCGAAACCACGCATCCTTTATTACTTCGCTGACTTCTTCGTGAATATGTTTGACGAAGTGAGTGGTGATGTGGTGCAAACTGCGGTAAAGTGTTTGAACAATTACTCGACAATGAATGCAACGGTGAGTGATTCAGATTTGAACTTCGCTCCCGAAGTACCTATTCACACAATCATTGCGAACCCATACAACAACCTTTACAATCGTTGGTGGAGAAACTACTATCGCGAGTTATTCGACGGACAGGCGCGAATTTTAGAAGGAATGTTTGCGTTAACGTTGAACGACATTTTCAGCTTTCAATTCAGCGACAAGATTTGGATTATCGATTCTTGGTGGCGCGTATTGGAGATTCAAGGTTACGTCGTAGGCGAACAAGACCTAACGAAAGTGAAACTCATTCGCGTTCTCGACATCGACAATGGATGCGACCTTATACCTGTTTCCGCTAACCTTGACCAATCGTTGAATTGGGAAACACCGAACGGTGATCCTGCGACAATTACACAAGACTGTTGTCTACGTTTTGGATACAATTGGAACAGCGCGAAGAACAATTGCTATTCACAACCAAACAATGGAACGCGTTCATTCATAACACAACAAGTTCCTTCGTTAGCACCTACGCGCTTCGGTGCGCCTGTTAGTTTTGGTGGTTCGATTAGTCAGCCAGTTAGAACGATTACGACAGACTACGTTGTAACGAATTTCGACCGAATGATTTTCGCAGATACGACAGGCGGAAGCATCACAATTTATTTGCCTTCAGCAACGACGACGGCAGGACGTGAATTGATAATTCAAAAGTCGGTAGCGGCTAACGGAGTAACAATACAAGCATACACAGGAGAAACGGTTGAGGGAAGCGGTAGCGTGACCTTAAGCGCAATGGGTGACACAATAACAATTATATCAAATGGAAGCGACTTCAAAGGGACATCTACAAAATAAAGCAGGCGCAATGGTCGCTTGTTTGGAGTTCATTAAACTCAATGTAAAGAGCGAAAGTAATTTTGGACGTATTGCTAACGGCAAACGTAAGCTACAAATGTGGAAACACTACGCGTGGAAAGTAACGCGTATTTCGGTAAACGTCGCGTTTTGGATATTTATATTTTATAAACTACTCTCATAATGGCGAATACAATAGATTTCACCGTAGGCACAAACGCGACGCAGGTACTTAATCAGACGGCAGACGCGGCAGCGAACACGGCTCAACAGTTCACAAGCGCGAAGGCTGAATTGAGAGCGTTGACGCAGCAGATGTTGCAGTTGGACGCTTCGAGTGCTGAGTTTAAGAAGGCTTCTGCTCGTGCCTCTGAGTTGAAGGATAGGATGGAAGAGTTGGGTGAGAACGTCCGCGTAAACATCGGTAACTCTTTCGAGCAGGCTTCGAATAGCGTCTCTTTGTTTACAGGTCGTTTGCTTGGCGGTGACTTAAAAGGAGCAGGTGACGCGCTTACTAATTTAGGCGGTGCTGTTAGTAAGATTTCTTTTAAGGAGATACAAGAAGAAATTGGTGGTCTTGCAAAAGGTTTGTTGAATCTTGGAAAGGCGGTAATTGCTAACCCATTCTTTTTAGCAGCAGGAGCGTTAACCGCAATGGTTGTTTATTGGGATGATATTAAAAACGCTGTAAATGGAACGGCTGAAAATGTTGAAAAATTAACAAGTGCAAACGAAGGTCTTGAACAACAAAACAAAATCCTTGAAGGAAAGTTAAACCTTGAAAAGATTAGCAATGCTAATTCATCTTACGCGATAAAACTCCAGAAAGAAATTGCGACTAATAACATCAAGGCAGCGCAAAACGAATTAGAAATTAAGACTCAACTTGGAGATATTAACGGCATTCGTGAAGCGGAAAACAAACTTATCGAAGCGCGTAATTTTCTTACAAGCATAACAGCACAACAGGAAAAAGATAGACAAGGTGCTATTGATTACGCTCGTTCTATTTTGTACAAAGGATATAAAGAGCAACTTGAAAACGCAAAGCAGCAACAACTTGTAGAGGCGCAACGTATTGCGACTTTAGAGTTAATAAAACAAAAACAAGATGAAATAGGTGGTCTTCGTATTCAAGAATCTTTGCAAATTAAGCAAGGCAATAAAGAAGAAGAAAAGAAATTCAAAAACTTTGTTCAAGTAAACAATGAAGAAAAAAAGAACTTTGTTGAAAGAGCGGCTGAAAGTGATGCGGTAAAAGCAAAGCAAGAAGAACTTAATAAATTGATTCAAGAAGAAGCCGACTTAAAGAAGGTTTCTGCTATGCTTTGGAATGGTGAACTTCTTAAAGTTGAAGAAGTAAACAAAGTAGTAAAAGAAGGAATTAAAGAGCAGAAAGAAGCAATAGTTGAAATAGACAATTCAGACGCGGAAGAATTTAGAGCGGCTTATAATGCTATCAATGAAATTGCAAAACAACAATCAAAAGAAAACGAACTTCGTTTATTAAGTGACAAGGACAAAGAACTTCAAATAAACAAAGAAAAGTATGACGCTTTAATTGCTGAAGCAGATTTAAGAGGTATTGATACAACTACATTTTTAGAAGCGCAATTAGCAACTGAAGCGGAGATAAAAAAGAAGTACGCGGATAAAGAACTTGAAGACGCAAAGAAATTAGCTGAAGATAAGTTAGCCGCAGAACAAGCACTTGTTGACGCAAAATTCAATCTCGCTTCCGCTTCGGTTGATTTGTTAGGAACAATATTCGCAAGAAACAAGAAAGCGGCTGACATAGCGTTTGCACTTGATAAAGCGTTAGCCATTGCACAAGTAGTCGTTAACACGCAACGAGAAATAAGCAGTTACAATTCGAACCCATTCTGGTCTGCTTCAATAGATGGTGGAGCGTCCATAAAAATACCTGCAATCATTGGTGCTAAACTTCGAGCTGCTGCTTCCATTGCTGCAATAGCAGGAACGGCAATAGGTCGTTTTGCAGGTGGTGGCGCAAGTGGTGGTACTGGCGGTGGTGCAACAGGCGGTGGCGGTGGTACGTCCGCTCCTTCACCTGCGAACTTCGCCTTTGTCGGCAACCAACCCAACCAACAACAACCACCGCTTCAAGCCTACGTAGTTGGAACGCAAGTAAGCAGCAATTTAGAGGCACAACAATTAATTCAAAACCAATCAAGATTAGGAGGATAAAAAAATAAACAATATGAAAAAAATTAAAGTTATTGAATACGGAATCGACGACGCAGGATTGCTCGGAGTGTACGCAATCAGCGTAGTTGAACAACCTGCAATCGGTGTCGACTTTGTCGCGCTATCAGAACAACACAACGTGAAGTTCAAAGAAGACTTTAGAGGTCTTTTGTATGGTGCGTTATTGATTCCCGATCAACTGATTTATCGACGCAACGACGAAACGAACGAAGAATACTACGTTAAGTATTCAAAAGATACCATTCGTGCAATTGCTTACAACTATCTCAAACAAGCCAACCAAAATAACGCAACGGTTGAACACGCGAAAGTGGTTGACGGTGTTTCGTTGGTTGAAACGTGGATAATTGAAGGTGAAAACGACAAGAGTAAAAACTTCGGTTTCGACCTTCCAGAAGGTACTTGGTTCGGTTGTATGAAAGTGGACAACGAAGAAGTGAAAAAGCAGATACAAAACAAAGAGATTCTTGGTTTCTCAATCGAAGGAAAATTCGCAGTAGAAAAAGAAATGTATTTGAGTAAGCACGAAGAATTTGCAGCACTTCTTGATGAAATAAACGAACTTTTAAAAGAAGAATAAATGAATATCGAAGCAGGTGGTTTCTTTAAGTTGGAGTTGTTCAACGACGACGCTAACCTGTTTCTTAATGCGCTCACGAAGATAACGAATGAGGGCGGTAAAATGGGTTTTAAGACGTACGGCTTAAGTGAAGACGAGTTGAAGATACTGAATACGATTCTTGACAATTTAGGATAAAAAAACGGAGGGAAATCACGCCCTCCGTCAAACCTAAAAATCAAATTCAACCTATGAAAAATCGAATTACGAAACAAATATACCTCTTTTTATATCTACGAATCAAACAAACAATTAACAGAATTATGAATTTACGAGAAAAAGTAAACGCTCTTTTCGCCAAACACAACGTTAGCCTATCAGCCGAAGAGGTTGTTGAGGTTAAACAAATGGTTGAGGCGATTTTAGAGGACGGTACAAGCATCTATTCAGACAGCGACGTGTGGGCTGCTGGTGTTCGTGTATTCGGTAAAGACGCAGAAGGCAACGAGGTTGCTGTTGCGGACGGAGAATACAAGACAGCGGAAGGCATCACGGTTGTTGTTGCAGACGGACTACTTGTTGAATTGAAACCAATGGTTGAAGAACCAGAAGTTGAGGTTGAAGTAGAAGAAGAAAAACAATCTACTGAGGTTGTTGCTGACGAAACACTAAACGCAGAGGTCGAAGGACTTTTGTCGTTAGTTGCAAAGTTAGAAAGCGAACTTTCTGAAATGAAGAAAGCAAACGAAACACTTTCAAGCGAAGTAACAAAATTAAGCGCACAGCCTGCTGCGTCTTCTATCAAAGAAGTAAAGCAAGCAAAACAAACACCTTCGAAGCCATACGCTAAAATGTCGGCTGAGGAGCGTTTCTTATTTCACCTTAAAAAATAAAAAAAAACAAACAATAAAAAATGGCTACTACTACCAATTTAACTACCACCTACGCAGGTAGAGAAGCAGCAGGATATATCCGCGCTGCGTTTTTGAGCAACGAATCACTTTCTGCGCTTACAGTAAAAGAGAACATCGAGTACAAACAAGTTGTTCGTCGTCTTGTTGATAACGTAACTTTCGCTAACGCGACTTGTGACTTCACACCAACAGGAACTGTTAACTTAACAGAGCGTATCTTGACTTTGGAAAAATTCCAAGTACAGCGCGAATTGTGTAAAAATACGTTTTTATCGGATTGGGAAAGCCGCTCTGAGCAGAACGGAGAACTTCACGCTTCATTGACTGACGCATTAATTGCTAACGTTATGGCAGGTGTTGCAGCACGTAACGAAATCTTGATTTGGCAGGGTGTTAACGCTAACGCAGGTGAGTATGCAGGATTCGAGACATTGTTCTTGGCTGACGCTGCTGTTCTTGACGTTGCTGATGCTGAAGCTATCACAGTAGACAACGTAATTGCTGAAATGAACCGTCTTGTTTTAACACTTCCAACACGCGTTCGTCGTGCTACTGAGAAGCCTGTAATCGCGGTA